TCTTTATTGTCCATCAGTTCTTTGGTAGTAATTACCCGATGAACCTTGCCAAACAGACCCTCAAGAATTAACTTGTGAGTCTTAGTTCCATCGAGAGTACCAGTGGTTCCAATGCGAAACTTAGTTTTGGTGCATTTATTGAAGATTGAGGTAAGAGATTTCGCTTTGAAAAGGTGTGCTTCATCTCCGTAGATAACATCAAAGTCATCAAAGAACTTTTTTGGTAACTTGTAGATGGATTGCCATGTTGAGATAACGATGTTTGCTTGGTTTGATTTTTCAAAACCTGCATAAATTTTCGAACAGTTATTCGCAACATGCCACGTACCATCTTCGTGTGAATAATCAGCGAAGTCACCATACATTTGTTCGACCAACGATGTCGTTGGAACAATGACCAACTGTTTGCGATTAAACTTCTGGTGGTAACGCAGTAGTAGATAGATGATTAGGGATTTACCAGATGCAGTGGGAGAGAGAAGCAGAGTTCTGCCGATACGAATTGCATATTTGACAGCATCGATTTGATATTCTCTCGCCTGAATCGGATTGCCTTGCGAGGTAAGGTTCAGACTCTCAGCGAATTCCTCTAGGTACTCAATATCAACAGGATCGCCTATCGGATCCATTTTGACATCCATATCATAGTCAGATCTTGCGGCAAACTCTCTCAGGTATGGAAGCAGACCAACATAAAGTTCTTTGGTCCACATGTTAAACATTCGTGCTTTACCATCCCACATTTTTGCCTTGTAGGTTGGCATGAATCTTGCACCAGGAACGTCGAAAGTGAAATAGTCATTCAACTCCGAAGCAATCGAAGGATCGCTTTCGATATTCAAATAGACTTCATCTTTCTTGGTAACTGTTAAGTCGGGCACTACATCAATCCGTTAGTAAACTTTGTCCACTCAATGGCATTCTTGATTTCCCAACCACGACCATTTAGCGAACGGATAATTTGCTCTAATTGGTAGAGCATTGCTTTCATATATTCAACTTTATCGACGCAACGAATAATATCTTCGTCGCAGTTAACAATATCTTCGACTTCGTTCTTTAGTGGTTTTAATCCCTGAAACTGATGCCACCCAAGTTCTTCTAGTTCTTCGCGAGTCATTTCTCCGCGATAGTATTTAAACTTGGTGCGGCGAAGACGCAAGTAATCCCCCTCGCATTTGCGAAGTTGCAATTTGGTATTACTCAAAATGTTTAGATATTTTGCATGCAGTTCGGCGATTTGAATCGAAGACTTACCAAGATCTAGTTCGTTGACCTTAGCATCTTTTGACCACATGTCTTGAATTTCAGATAGTTTCATATTACCTCACAAAGAATAATTTAATCAGAATATAATTTTATACTGTCTCGATTGTATAATATCTATATTTAAACGCAGCAACGCCTACAAGATACTCAACAGAACCACCAGCAATATCAAAGTCCAATGCTTCGAGACTGATAGGAAATAGATCATAATATGTGATCTTGACGTTTGGGTTGTTATCCGAATCTAGAATAAAGAAGTCAGCGTCTGAGAAGTTAGTAACTGCACCTAGTCGTTTCTCTGGAACAGCTGGGAATCTATATGACTGAGACCTGTTCCAGTTCTTGTATTGATCATGATTTTCTGGGAATGAAAGACCAGTCAACCAATTATAGAGTTCTTTATAATTCGCCATATTTTCTTGAACGAGAAACCGAATGACAAGTTCGCCAAACTGTGGTTTCTCTCCTGGATTAAACAAAGCAGAAAGAGGAGTTTCAGTTGTTGTAAATCCAATACTGAACGATGGAATATTTGCTGCTTGACAGAAATATGATACGTTTGGTAGCGTGTGAATCTGGAACTTGAAACCATTTGGTTTTAGGTAATCAAGATCGCTAGGTTGTGAGTTGATCCAAGATCCTTCAGTGATGTTTGTTGTTGTAGATACTACCATTGAATTCCTCCATTGCTGTATATTTATAATGAAAAAAGGGGAGAGCATTTCTGCTCCCCCCAGTTTCTGCAACCCTCTCTTCTGAGAAGAGGTATTGATTACATAAGGTTAGTAACCTTAACACGACGATAGTAGTGGTTACGGTTGGCGGTGAATGTATCAGCGTCAGTTGTACCGTTCGACTGTAGAACGAATGGGTTAGCAATCATACCGTAACGAGTCTTGAAACCAATCTTAGGTTGGAAGGTGTTAGGGTCGATAGCACGAACCATTTGTAGTGGAACGTATGGGCAATAGAAGATACCTGCGTCATAAGCATTCGCACCCTTATAACCAACAACGTAGAACTGCGATGCAGCGCCAGCATTTGCTGAGTAAGGATCAACGTATACCTTGTAACGACCGTTAAGAACACCAGCAAAAGTATTGCCTGTATCATCAACATTCAGAGTTGGCGAACCAGAAAGTGCAGCACCAGTATCAAGCATACCTGCCATTGCAAGAGCAGCAGCAACGTCTGACGAACAGATGATGAAGTTACCTTTACCACGACGGGTGTCTTGAGCGATTACGTTAGCGTCACGTTCGATGTTGAACAGAAGACCCTTGAAACGCTCTACTGACCAACGACCGTTTGAGTCAACGTCAAGATCGAAAGTACCAGCAGTTGCTGTCGAAGCAGCACCTGGCTTAGCAACCTTATAGATCGTACGGATAACTTCGCGGTTGATTTCAGCAAGAATTTCTTGTGAAAGGATATTCGAAAGTTCTGACTCAGCGTCAAGACCGTGAATTGCCTTGAGATCCTGCGCCAATTCAACAGTATATTCTGCCTTCAGTGCACGAGTCTTAGCAGTAACGGTTGTCTTCTCGATTGAGAATGCCATTTCGTTGAAGTCAGTTCCACCTGATTCGCCAAGTGCTTCAGCATCAGCAGTAGCAATGCCAGTACCTGTGGTGTAAGAACCATCAACTGGGTTTGAACCAGCATGAGTTCCTGTACCCGAGAAGTCTGTGTCTGCTTCGTTGAAGAGTGCTTCCGTACCCGACTGGGTAGTGTATGCCGACTTCATTGCGAAGATAAGACCAACTGGTCCAGTCATTGGTTGAACGCCAGCAACGTCATATGCCATCAAGTTTGGCAGCGCACGACGAACGAGCGAGATGAGGATAGGATCGTAGTTATCGATCGAGGCACCAGTTGCGTTTGCAGGAGTTTCGAACAACGCAGTCTTTTCTTCTTGAAGAGCCTTTTGTTGGTTTTCGAGAACGACAGCAGTAACTGCACGCTTGTAGGAATCCTTAATTTGTCCCATGCCTTCATGGTTTAGGACAGGCTCCCACTTCTTTTGTAGAGATTCTGAAAGAAACATTTTTTTCTCCTTGTAGGGTTTTATTATTTCAACTTATTATTTATATTAATTTAGATTTGAGATGCCATTCTGTCTAGTGCCTTCGAGTACTTCTCCATAAGCGGAGATGTATACTCAGTCGACTCATCCATACCGTCAGTCATCTTTTCTTCTGTATTAGGTTGTGCTTTAGGGAAATAGTTTTCTCTAATGACATTCAACTTTTCTTCGAAAATTTCTGCGTTCTCGAATTCTACATCAGCAACAATACTTACAAACTTCTCAGCATCGGTCTTGGCGAGGTTTTCGGTAACCGCGATTAAGACGCTTTCTCTTTGAAGTCTTGTATTCTCAGCATGCAGTTCTACATTTGCAGTCATAGTTTGGTCCACACGGGATTGAAGATCTTCAATCTCGACTTGCATTTCACCAAGCACATCATATTTCTCTTCAGGAACCTCAATATAGTGTTCCGAAAACAGATTCTTAAGTCCTGCGATAAACGATTCAGTGATGTCAGAACGAAGACCGTTCTCAACAGCGAGTTCGTTTTCAGCAATATACTGTTCAGCGACATAAGTTAGATAAGAATCAACCTTTTCAACGAGGTCATCCTTAAATTCTTCCATAAGAGCAGCAGCTTCTTGGATAAGTGCTTCTTCGAGTGCTGCTGCTTTAACGTTGACCGATGCAGAAACCATTGCTTCAAACAGCGATGCTGCCTTGCCACGGAATTCTTCAGTTAGATCTTCGTTACCGTCGAATAGAGTTGCGAGTTCTGCTGAGAAATCTTCTTCGAGATCTTCTTCAGCATCTTCGTCTTCATCTTCGTCTTCGATATCGTCTTCAATCAGATCGTCGTCTTCTGGTTCAACTTCTTCTTTATGAACGTTGCCCTTAGAAGATGGTTGATTTACAACCGATCTTGGATCAGCAACAGTAGTGAAGTTTG